TGACGAGCGACCGAAACAAGGCTTGAGCGATGCACAAACTTCTGATCGGCATCCACGGCCAAGATTCCTTCAAGTACATGCTGTTGCCAGGGCATCATGTCAATGTGAAGTATCTGTTTTGCCATGTCCCCCACAAGTCCAGCTAGTGAGCCGGCATGGTCAGGCACCATCGTTTCCAGTCTCGGCTGGTCATGGCCAATCACCGCTGGTTCAGGCTGATCTTGGCTGGTGGCGACAAATTCTTCATTGGGGATCGGGGTCAATTCGTTCGCATATAAAAAATCGTTTATTGCTTTCTCTCTGTTTTGCTTTGCGTTTGCCAGTTTGCGATTGCGATGGATTGCCCCACGTGCGCTGTTGCATGGCTTGCAACTTGCCACATACCCATCTTCAAGTGAGCCACCACGATCTACTTCAACAAGGTGATCTAGTTCTGTTGCTGGGTTGCGATGGCACCAATGGCATGTTGGGCTGTCTCGAAGCAGCTCATGTCTGGCTGACTTGTATCTGTCGGTTGAGTATTCTGGGTTTTTCATTGGTCAAACAGCGTTTCTTGTTTGTTTGTTTGTTTGCCTATTGAATGGTGATCGCCGTGTTCAATGCCTTTCATTGCATGGCAGTTATGACAAAGCAATTGGCATTTGTCTATTTCTTGTTGTACTGCTTGTTCATTGGTTTTTAGTAATCGTGCCACGTTTGCTGTTTTTTCTGACCGTTCAATGTGATCCCAGCAGAACATTGGCAGGTTTTCGTCAGTAACGATTAGTTCTATGCCAGCATTGTAAATTGGATGCAATACGCAACGGCCACGCAATTTCATATTGGTATGGCTTAAGACTCGATTGTTTTTAGTACGTTGTTTTTGAGCAAGGTTTGTTCGTTGTAATTTTTTTGATTTGCTTAATGGGTTGGCTTTACGCTTACCTCTAATACAAGCCATTGAACAGTATTTGTACACGCGGTTGTGGTCTTTGGGAACGGTTTTGGATATTCCACACGTCTGACAGCTGTATGTAATCATCTGCCTTGTTTTGGGTCTCCCGCGCTTCGCTTGGGCTGGCGCGGCGCAAGCGCCTTGCCCTTGGGTTGATGTTTGACTCATGCGTGTGTGTCCGTGTCTGTGGTGTTTTTATTTTATATATTCATAATAGGCAGGTCTAACACAGACAGATGTGTGAATGCTCCACCCACCAGATTGCCCATCCTGGTTCCCTTTGCACTCACTAGCCGATTATGTTTACGGCTCGCCTCGGCGCTTTGCCCGTTTCATTTCGTCTTGCATGATTCGGGGCGCGCCGATCTACCCACGTTTCCGTGTGTCACCAACTGCCGTGCGAATGGCTTAGGTCATGATGCTGGCTTGAGGGCGGTCGAGGCCCTCTGGGTTGTCTCATCTCGTGAGGCCCGTTTACTTAGCCTTGCTTCACCATTTCTGGTGATCTGTCCCGCAAGGTACCAGCGCTATTAAGTTTTTACTGTCTTGGATTACTCAATGTGTAGAGAATGTACTCCATGTCACTCGGCTTCCATACCGCTGCGTGGCATCCAGCCAACTCACACGCATTCAACCAAATCTTTTGTCCAGGCGTCAACTTGCCCTTCTCTGCTTTCAACTCAATGACCAATGGGCGACCGCCTTGGAATGGGTGCACCATGAACAGATCAGGGAAGCCCGTATCGCCTTGCACGTTAGTCATCCAGCGCCCTCGACTGTTTTGTGCCGGCAGATCATGATGCACCAGCCAGCCGTAACGCTTGGCAACGCTGATCACCATGTCCTTAAAGTCGGCTTCGCTGATCTTTGGGTCAAACTTCATTAGTTTTCTTTTCTAAGAACACGCCTAACGCATATGCGCTGAGAAATCCTGATAGCCATGCACTAAACAATGCAATCATTTAAGTCGCTCAATGATCTTGGACGCTTCATGGGATTTAAGCAGCTCCAACACCGATTCGTCGCTGTTAAGTTCGCGCTGTATGAACTCCAACAATCCCAGATCATCCATGTTGGCGTCTTTGGCCAGTTTTTTGATGTAGCCAATTTGCTTAGGCGTGGCAAATGCACCAGAGGGTATGTGCACAGGGTTTTGCCGTGTATCGGTTGGTGTGCTTAGGCGCTCGACCTTTTGCATTTCGTTGCGTGACGGCCTAGGGCCACTCGCAGGTGCTTGAAGTGGGCAATTGGCAATAGCGCGACCAATAGCGCTCGTTTCACAGTTCTCCACAAATGATGTGGCATTGACGCCACGATCGCTTTTAATTTCTTCCGCATAGCCCGTAGCAACTGGCACCTTGTCGTCCTTGTCGGCGTACAGCTCTGCATAGAACACGCACGCATCGCCTGTGTAGTTCATCATGCACGTATAGACGCGCCCATTCGGATATGCAGCCCACCAGCGGACAAGGCGTTGCTCGACTGTTTCGTAGTTGCTTAGATCAAAGCCCATTAGATGCCTGCCCAGACGCTTAAACGTTGTGCATGGTCATGTGCGCCACCGCGCTGTGCATATGCCAGTTCGCCTGTGTTGCGGATAAGGCCACGACGCGCAGCTGCATTAAGCCGTCCAGCGATGCCCTTGGTAACAGGGAACTGATCGCCCAAGTGCTTCCAAATGTCGTCAGATGTAAAGAAGCCTTTAGTGCGCGCAACGTGCAAAATCGCAGCGTCAACTTGGTTCTGTTCAGGTTTTGTCCAACGCGCATCAGCAGACGACTGCGACGCCAACATCCCTTGAATGAATGGCGCTTGTTTTCTTGCCGGCACACGGCCGTCACATACGAAATGTGTCTTGCCTTGAATGTCTGGGTAGGCGATGGTTTCTTTGCAGATCGTGCAGGTTTTCATTGTCGGAATCTCCCTTGTCGGTTAGGAATGTGCTTGTAGTGCTTTGATTGCTAAGTCGAGTGTAGTCACATCGTGCAATGGCATCGGTTCTTCTAATGACAACGAGTTCTTCATGCCTTTAAGACGCTGAATGATGCTTGCGTGCGGATTAGTACTTATGTCGGCAATTTCGTTAATCAAATTAAAGATTGCCATGTCGTGTTTAGTTGTCATCATTTGCTCCATTACCATTCGTCGGGTTTCTTCTGATAGTTCGCCTTGATTCCATGCCACGCCTTCACTCATTTTGTTGCACTCCATGGTCCCCAGCCGTAACCGTGTTTGTTGACGCCGTAGTTGTAAATCGCTAACGCTGCGCGCAAATTAACATCAGCCTGTAACAAGTTTTCGGCATCGGTGATAATGCCGGCATCGATAAGCCATGGTGTCCAAAATCCGTTGATCTGCATTAGGCCGCGCGACCCACCGTTTGGGTCTTTGCTGTTGACCGCGTTCGGTATGCAGCGCGACTCTCTGAACATGACCGACTCGAGCACGGTGCGCTGATCGGCAGGCCAGCCAAGGTTTACGGCAAGCGCGCTGAACTGCTCACAAGCCGAGCTGTACGGGTCAATGTAAATCGTGGATGATGTGCTTGACGTCGTGGTGCTCGGTTCCAGCAAATATGGCGCTAGGGCAATAGTCCCAGATGGGCTACCAGACGCGTCAGGAGCCCCTACAGCGACCGTAAAGCCAAAGACCGTACAAAGCACTAGCCCTATGATTTTTTCTGCAAAGTAGTTCATCGTTTCTCCAAAGGTATGGGCACGCCCCAACTGGAAGCATGCGATCTGAATGCGATTTGTCCCATTAGGAACTTGCCCGACTCTGGGCTAGAAAATATCTGCACCAAGATTTCTTGGCCGTTGTCCATCACTCCCGTATAGACGCTGTAATCAACTATCTGTGGGTCAGTCATTGCCTGTCCTTTTGTCGGTGCTCCGACCTTAGAACATAGATCAAGCCTTGGGTGGGATTTCCCCAAACACCTTTAAGAATGCGGCTTTTACCCAGATCACCGAGTCGGCGGCCTGTGGTGTTATCTCAATGTGGAACCACCGACCGCCAGGTGCACCTGACACGGTTTTGCTGTCGTAGTTTTTCCAAGCCTGTCGGTCGCAACGCCATGCCGCGCCAAATTCTTTTGGGAAATAATCAATTACCATTT